GTAATAAGCGGTTACTACACTGTATTTAAACGAGGTGTTTATGGCAGTTAGAAAGCTCAAACCAAGCCAGTATATCGACGAATTTTACCCGGGCGGTGGCATAACACCGCAAACAGTACGAAACTGGATCCGTAAGAAAAAGCTGCAGGCCGAACGCACTCCGGGTGGCCATTTGTTGATTGTCGTTAACGACAACAAACAAGCTGATACCGTTACCAAGTTAGTAAGTTTTTTAGAGAGTTAATAAATGGCACCACGGCGCAGAACAGACAAGAACAGTGACCTACCAACTGGATTACATACAAAGTTACTCCGTGGTAAGTTGCGGTACTTTTTTATTCGGGAGGACGCAACTGTTAAGTGGTTACCTATTGGTACCAGCCGTGGTGATGCAATTGCAGCTGCTCATACTTATAACACTAAATTCCGAATGCCTGAACAAACCATAACTCAACGTGGCGATAAATATAACAAGCCATTATCTGAGCTACTGCCAGTAGTGCTTAAACGCATAAAAGCCGAGGAGAATCTTGGCGCTAATGCCGTCAGCACGCTGGAGCAAGATATAAAGCGGCTGTCAGATTTACATGGCAAGGTGCTTAGTAAGTCGATCACACTGCAGCACGTTAATGAATATCTCGATCTGCACTGTTCAGGTAAAAGCAACAACGTTTACAACCGCAAAATCAGCTTTATGAAAAAGGTTTTTGATTACCTTTGCGATATGTCTGCCATGGAGAGCAACCCGGCCGAATTGAAAAAGGTTAAACCAAAAGAACAGAAGATCCGGCAGAGGTTAACATTGGAAATGTATAAGGCTATCGAGGAAGCGGCGCCAGGCTGGTTAAGAATTGCCATGCAGCTGGCCATGCAAACCACTCACGCTGTACTGGAAATTTCAAAAGCCAAGTATCGAGATTGCGAATGGTTTGAAACGCCAGTAATTGAAAACGGCTTGACGGTTTACGGTGTGCTGCGTATTCACCGGCAAAAGGTGCAGTTAAAAGAGGCATCCCGGGTAGCCATACCTATCACCCCTGCCCTAAAAGCTGTTATCGAACAGTCGCGGCAGGATCACATTTTAAGCCCATACATAGTGCACAAGCTTAAAACCGACAATAACCCGGTGGCCAAAGGCTTAACGCACGAAACCCAGTTAACCACCAGGCTAATTAGCTCCACGTTCTCAGAGGTGCGCGACCAGCTTAAAGTATGCGATCACCTGGAACTAGAAGCGCGGCCAACATTCCACGAAATACGCGCCCTATCCATCCATCTGTTTACCCAGCAAGGCATAGATCCACAGGCCCGCGCAGCGCACACAGATGCGAAGTCGACCAAGATTTACCAGCGCAATCATGTGCAGTGGGTTGAAGTGCCGGCGGCTGAGTTGGCGGTTTAATTATAGAAATGTGGCTGTCTGGTATTTGAAACTTAAGTGGGTTATATTTCAGGAACATTAGTAATACTGGTATTACACACCTAAAAAATTGCATAAAGGATTATCATTTGACCACAACGATATTCAAGAAAAACAAAAAACTAGCCTGCATTGCGAGTGATAGCCGTGTAACACTAGTTGATAAGGAGTCTAACCTGCCTATCCGATGGTTTGATGATCAAGAGTTTTTAAAGACATTAACAATCGACGATGTGATGTATGGGTTCGCTGGATGTAATGCAATGTTCAAGATTTTTTTAGCGCATTACACGTGTAAGGAAGATTCTGAAATTTTGCTTGATACACTGGTTGAACTTGCTCATAAAAACCAAGTCCAATTTTTTATTATCCGTTACGATGGCCAGTTAAAATTATTCGCGTATTCGCCGCCGAATCCATCTACAACGGAAAACTCAGAAATTTTTAGGGTGTCAACCGATCCAGTAATTGATAAGTCTACGTATGCCATCGGGTCTGGTAAGTTCTCTAAAGAATTCAAACGTAACCAAACAAACCCTAGCGCTCAGGTGCCAATCAGAAAAATAATTTCTGCAAATCAGCTAGGTTTGAGGAAAGCCGGTATGCTAGACTTGGCAAGGAATTTAACATCAGGAGACATTACTCTTGATGATTCAAGGCAGGCCTATTTGGCCTGCTTTAACAAAGGTGGAGACCTTTTTACAGGTGGAGAAGTGAGAATGACTCAAAATGCAACGCGAGAAATGATACAAAAGCAAGTTGCAATTTTAGAGCGCATGGATCAGCAAGCCAAAGCAGTAGGAGCTGTATGCGCAAGCCCTGTTAATGCGGGATTAGAAATCAAGCAGCTTGCCTCTATTGGACAATATGCCATCAGCCCTGAAAAAGGTAAATTATCAGTTAATCATTCTGCTCTATTTAAAGACATGCAAGAAGCTCTTAACGCATCGATATAGATTCCATAATATTTAACAGAAGCCGCCTTAGAGCGGCTTTTTTATTAATTCAAAACCATCTCAGAATAAATCCTGAACCAAAAGTCTAACTTTCTCTCGCACCAATATACAGTAGTAGCTTACTGCTAACTCATTGATTTGCATAGTTTGCATTTTGATTAAATGATCGAATTTTTGCAAGGGAAAAAGAGGCAATTTGTAGGGTAAGTATCTGTTTATTAAAGACTTGATGTGATTTAAGCGAATTATCATGGGGTGTCAGGGGTCGTGGGTTCAAATCCCGCCGTACCGACCATTTAACCCTTTGTTTTAAATGGTCTTTTTCTGATCTTCATTAATTCATACAGTTTTAGCGTACCAAATCAGTACCAAATCCGTACCAATATACAGTAGATGCTATTTATCCAAAATAGGCCAAATAACTACCCAAGGGAAGCCGGGCTGCTGCGGTACATCGCGCAGCGCTTGGCGGTAGTTGGCCAAGCCTGCTGGCTGTGTGGGTACATCTGGCAGCAGGTAAAAATCAGTAGCTGCAATGCGCTTGTCGCGCTCCGCTCTTATGCTGCAGCTCTTAACGCCTTCCTCATACGCTAACTGGTTTAGAACTGACTCTCTGGCTTCATCGCTCATGCCCAGCGCCGTCATGTAGGCGGGGCTGGTGTCGGTGTGCGTTGCGCCATCATAAATGTATGTAAACATATTAACTCCTAACGAATGGTTTGCTTAAAATGTGGTTAATTAAGCCTGTGGTGCTGGCATGCCTGGCGTGGGCCAACCAGGAATCTACAACCTGTTTTATTTCGGCTATGCCTGCTTCGTGTGCTGCGTAGCTTTTGTGCAGCTTTTTTAGCGTTGTTTTTATGCGCTTTACGCTGCAGCGTCTTAGCAGCCGTTTGTCGGCGTATATGCGATAACCTAAAAAATCTAAGCTGCGGCCATTGCACTTGCTCACAGGGAATACTTGCGTTTTTCGGTTTGTTTTAAGACTCAGCTGGGTTTGCAAAAAATGCTCAATGTCTCTGCGCCACTGGTGCAGCTGCGCTTTGTCGTGGTGTATTACGGCAAAATCGTCCATGTAGCGCGCATAGCGCTTTATTTTCAAATGGTGCTTAACAAAAACATCTAATTCATGCAGGTACACATTGGCAAATAGCTGGCTGGTTAAGTTACCAAGCGGTATACCACAATTTGTTGTGTCGGGACTTTTGTCTATAATCAGGCTTAGTAAGCTAACCATACGGCTGCAGCGGATCTTTTGCCGCAAAAGGCGTTTTAAAACCGTGTGATTAATACTAGCAAAGTATTTTGCTATATCTGCCTTAAGTGCAAAGGCTTTGCCGTGCGTGGCCGTTACGCTTCTTATGTAGCGCTGCGCCCTGTCTGCGCCCTTGTGCGCACCTTTGCCAATACGGCAGGCGTAAGAGTCGTATATAAACTGCTTGTCGAATAGCGGATAAAGCAAATTGTATATAGCACGGTGCAGCACCCTGTCGGTAAAGTTTGGCGCGCTAATTAAGCGGCGCTTTGGCTCAAACACATAAAATTGGTAGTGTTCGCCAGGCTCATAGCTTTGCCATATTAAGTGGTTTTGCAGGTTTATTAGGTTTTCTTCAAGATTGTCGAAAAACTTTAGCGTTACCGCCTTGTGCGACTTGCCCTTTCTGCAGTCGTAAGCTGCTTTCAACAAATGATCGAACTGAAAAAGTGCCTGATAAATGCAGCCTGCAGACGCATCCACAGGCTGCGGCGTTGTTTCAGCAAGCGCTGAGGCGGTAGCATCCTTTTGAAATAAGCTCTGGCTGGCTCCCTTAAGAGCGCAGCAGCACGCATTATCAAGAGCGGGGCGAAACCCAATGTTGCTGTTCGAGTTAGAACGGGAATTGTTCAAGTTGAGCGCAGACAACCCGGCGTTCGAGCCATTGTTCCAGTTGCCGCCAGCGATGGGCACACATATCATAATGCTGCCGCCTTATCGGCTGTTTTTATCCAGCCGCCGATCATTTTACCTATTTCAGATAAATATGCTGCTATTATTTCGAATTTTTTGCTGTCGATGTATCTTAGCTCTAACGCTAGGCGGATCATGCGCTTTAGTAGCGTTACCTCTATGTCCAGATCGGTTAGCGTGGTCTTTTTGTGGTAGCGCTTCATGGCTGCAATAATTAGCCGGTAACCTCTCCAAATAGCTTCGCGCAGCTCTGCCGCTAAACCGTGTTTTTCGCTTTTCGGGAACTGCTTTAGCGCGCTGTAGCTATAAACCGTAAATTCTTTGTATTTTTGCTCTAATAATAAAGCGCTCATTTTTATCCTTAAAAAGCAGGCTTTCGCCTGCTTTACCAGTTAACAGTTGCCTAAACAAATAAAGCGGGGCGAAACCCAAGGCCGCTGCTCGAGCTAGAACGGGAAAAGTGCAAGTTGAGCGCAGACAACCCGGCGCTCGAGCCATTGCCCCAGCTGCCGCCAGCGAGGGGCACCCGTTCGCCAAAGTTACGCGCAAATAAATTACCCGTCGGTAGGTCGCTATTTACGGCTGGCTCGACTAACAAGCGGCGCAGTAGTTCCACTGGCGTATAACCTGCTGAGCGGCCTGTTAACTGCCATGTGTTGCTAGCAGAGTTACCGGCGTTTTGACTATCACCTATTGCGCCCACGCGGTTTGTTACTGAGTTAGATAGTACGTTACTGCCGCCGGTAGCGGTTGACGCATCCAGCCATGCGGTGGTTGCTGGCCAGCTCGCTTCGGCCATGACTGGTTGGTTATCTGGCGTACAAATAATGCGGCCATCCTGTAGCTTAAACTGATCTAGCCATTCCCACACATTGCCCACTAAATCGTGTATGCCAAAATCGGTGTGGGTGTGCGCCCATGCTGCAGGCCCTTTACCCGTGTCGGTGCGGCCAGTGCCGCCACTATCGCCAGGCAGGCCATTATCAAAGCGGCGCGCAGTTTCTTTAGGGTTGTCATGGGCGCGACCATGAAAGGTGTTGCCACGGGGTATGGTGTTATTTGCCAAGCTCCACAGTGCAATCGCAGCCCACTCGTGGCGGCTTAACAGGTGCCAGCCTGCGCCTTTATTGGTGCATAATGACTTGGCCGCATCAAACGTAACAGAGGTGCGCGGCTGAGCACCGGCGATTACTGAGCAACCCGTGGTGCCGGATGGTGTACTGGCTAAATATTTAGCAATTAAAATCTCGCTGCGCGGAACGCCATTGGTTAAAAATGCCGTTGGTGTGCCTGTGCCAAGCTCTAGCAGAGGTAAGTTTAAATCCTCGTAGTTAAATCGCGGCACCACTACCATAATATTGGGGTTGCCCTGGGCGTCGTAGACCACGGTATTTTTGCCGCCGCTGTTGGCTTCTACGCTGGTGCGGTAGGCGTCGCGCACTATTACGGTGGTGGTGGCAGGGTTTGCTACCTTGTCGGTGGCGGTGCCTGCGTTCATCTCGTTTTGCGTGGCAAAAGGGCGCTGGGCGGCAATGGCCTCTTTTACGCGCAGCGCTGTTAGCACTTTGCTATTATCGGTGCCCGCCTCTGCCTCTGCCTTACTGGCATAGGCCCGCTGGCTATCTATTGCGGCCTTTAACGCGGCGGGGGAGACCACCTTTACTGCATTTGTGCCAGCCTGTGCTTCGGCGTTGGTGGCAAACGCGCGGTAAAAATCAACAGCCTGCTTAACCCTTAGCGCCGTCATAGCTGCCGTGTTATCAGCACCCTGCTCGGCCTGTGCTTGTGTGGCCAAGGCAAAGCCATCGATCAGCTGCTTTAATACTGCGGTTGCTGCCGCTAAGTCGCCGTCTGTAGGAAATGCTACCGCAGGCTGGGCGCTTTGGTTTTGATATGGCCAAGGGCTGCGCAGCTCTATTTTTTTGTTATTGCTGCCGTCCAGGTAGCTGCGTTTAATTTCCACTGGCGGGTTATTGCCAATAATTAAGCCGCCCGATTCCTGCGCCAACTGAATGTCGTCGCCGGCATTTACGCTTACAACGGTTTGGCCGTTGTTAACGGTTACACTGGTTGCGGTAAACCATGTCATGATGTTTTCCTTAAATAAAAAAGCCCCTTTCGGGGCGTTGATAGAGTTAACGTATTAGCTATTTAGTTTGATGTTACCGAGCGGAGACTTTATGTTTATCACGCGCCAGATATCGCAATATCATCGCTAGTTGCGTTAACCACACTAACAATAGTCTGGCCGTTTGTAACGCTTACTGATTGTGCTGTGAACCCTGTCATAATTATGTTCCTATTTTAACGCTTAAAGTCTTTCGCTGCCATTTGTTGCGGTAGCGCTTGCGCTATAAAGCGGTCTTACTCGCATTAGTGCCATAATTGCTCCTTAATCAAAACTGTGAAACTGTCATGTTGGTTGACACAACAAATGAGTTCGCCACAAACGCTTGGGCAGGCAGTAGTACCGCACCGTCAACCGGCTGAATTATAATATCAAAAGACGCTGACGTATTCGCAGGAACGAAAACTGAATAAGCTCGAGTGGCATTACCAGTTGAAGCTACTGCTGCGCTAGCGGCATACCGCTCTTTTATCAGGTTACCGGACGGATTCGCTACATTGACAACGCTTATATCAAAATATCTAACTGTGGCCCCAACAGGTCTTATAAAAATTTGGCCAAAAACCAAGGTTCTATTCTGCGGCCAAGATGTTGTATTAACCCTAATAATTTGCGTCGGGGAAAGTTGGGATAATGTCCTGTCTGATAGAGTCATGGACACACCAGACGCCTGCTCGCCTATGATTTTTTGTGCAGTTACAGTTCCGGAAAATGAGCCATCGACACCCTGAAGCGTCCCTGTAAAAGTACCGCCAGCCGCTACTAAATCACCGCTAAACGTACCGGACACACCATTTATCTTACCACCATTAATCACCGGAGCAGATATCTCGGTACCAGCAACTAACCTATCACCAGCGATAGTTCCCTTAGCAACAATAGAACCATTAACTTGTAATGCTACTGATCCCCAACTACTACCATTGTATTGGCGCGCCTGGCTGTCGGTGCCGTCTGCGCTGGTTTGGGTAAAGATGTCGAACTTAACCGGAGCTCTGCCGGTTAATTCGGTAAAGCGTTGGTTTGCGGTTGCGGTTGTCCAACTGATGGCTGAGTACGTGCTACCATAAAAGCCAGCACCAACGGGGCCGGGCGAACCTGGTACCCCTTGCGGCCCCTGATGACCTTGCGGGCCTTGTTGGCCAGTCGCACCCTGGGTGCCGTTCCAACGCACTGGAGCAGACCAAGATCCAACCAAGGCAGAGCCATCGGCTTTTTTAACGGCTTGGCTTACCCAAATAGGATCGGTAGTGTTAGGCGGTGTTGTGCTCCACCCGCTCGGGTTTGTGCCTGTGGGGGTGGCTGGTGCACTAGCCGCTGTGCGGTAGCGATACTCGGTATAGTTACCGTCCAGCGCACGGATATCCTCAATTTTATCTACCGTCTCACCGCCAGACAGCACCAACCGCGCACGGATATTTAGCACGCCCCCTGCATTTGACCAGTAGACAACTGGCTGACCGCTGGTGTTAGCAAGCTCAAAGATATCGCCTTGTAGTCTGATGCCATTTTCTTGGCCATCAAAAACAATGCCGGTAACATTACGCTTACCGCCCACGGTTGTTGTTACGCCCAAAAACGCGCGGCTAGACACCTGCCCCAGTTCATCGACTGTAGACTCAAGCAGTAACTCCGCAGCTGACAGATCGCCGGCGAGGCCGGTTACCTGTGAACTTAACCCCTGCAGCGCCTGTGCGGTGCCGTCTGCTTTTGCATTAACCTGGCTAACAGTTTGGTTAGTTGCCGCTAGGCTATCGCCAAAGCTGGTGCTAAGCTGGCTGATAGCACTGGCGCGAGCCTGGCTCTCGTCACTCACCAGCGTAGTTACCCGCGACTCTGCTGCGGCAATGTCCTGACCAAAACTGGTTTGTAGGTTGCCAATTTGCTGCACCCGTGCTGCCGTTTCATCACTTAACGCCAGCGTAAAGCTTTCAGCCGTGGCGGTGATGTCATCGGTAAACTTGGCGCTAAGCTGGCTAATAGCGTTGGCGCGGGCCTCTTGCTCAGTAACAATGACTTGCGTTAACTGCGTAGCTGTTGCATTGATCTGGCCACTTAGGTTGGCGTCCAGCTGCTGCAAGCTGCTAACGCGAGCCTGCGTTTCATTAGCTAAGCTGGTGTTCAGCACCTGCAGATCGGCGTTAAACTGACCTGTCGCAGCACCGAAACTGGCTGACAGCTGCAGCAACTCTTGAGCTGTTGCCTGCTGTGCGTTGTTAACGGCGCTAATATCACGCTGCGCTAAAGCAATGCTGCTGCCTTGGTCGAGCTGGTTGTTGCGCTGTTTTAGCAAGGCCTCAGCATTATAAAACGCAGCCTTATCAGCACCGCTGGCTTTTTGCTTAACGCCATAGATGCTTAATAGCTGCTCTTGCTGCCGGGCGCTAACCTTATCAATCTTGCTTTCGGTTTGCTGCACACTGCTGATAGTGGTGTAGTTATCAGCAAATTCAGTTTGTAATTGCGTTATAGCATTGGCGCGGGCCTGGCTCTCGTTACTAACCAGATTGGTGACCCGGGTTTCTGCTGCCGAAATGTCTTGGCCAAAGCTGGTTTGCAGGTTGCCAATTTGCTGCACCCGAGCTGCCGTTTCATCGCTTAAGGCCAGCGTAAAGCTGTCAGCCGTAGCGGTGATGTCATCGGTAAACTTGGCGCTAAGCTGGCTGATAGCACTGGCGCGGGCCTCTTGTTCGGTGACAATGGCTTGCGTTAACTGCGTAGCTGTTGCATTGATCTGGTTACTCAGGTTGGCGTCCAGCTGCTGCAAGCTGCTAACGCGGGCTTGTGTTTCATTGGCTAAGCTGGTGTTCAGCACCTGCAGATCGGCGTT